CACGCAACAAAAAGCTACTTTTTACGCAAAAGCGTGGGATGTTACTTCCCTTAATTTGGATAAACTCCGATTGTTCCTGCTGCTGGTACAGCAGTGGCCGCAAAGATCATAGGCGGCGCGCACATGGTGCCCATATCGAAGTCATCTCCGACACTGTGCCACACGTAGAACGTGGAGTTGTCCACTACCGGTTGAATCATCACAGAACGTTGGGCCCGGTAGCGCCCAGACTGTGACCCGGAAATATTCCAGGTTGGAATTTCGCTCAGCCAGTTACAGTACCACGGAGTTTCAACCGTGACCTCGCTTCCAATAGAGCGTTCGCCGATAGCCGTTCCGGTCCACCCGGCGCGATACGTGAACGCCGGAGTGCTGTTTGGAAATGAGTACGAACTGGCTTTGGTGTCATGAGTGACAACCATTAGCGAACCGGACGCCGAAATGACCTTTGTGCGGAACGACCCGCGCCAAAACATGAATGGAGCCCCTAAGAGCGAGACGACCGACGACAAATGCAACGGACTCGCGCCCGGTGCCAAAGCGGTATAACCAAACCGCGCGTTATTGACGATCGAACCGGCGGTTCCGACAGTGCCGCTTACAAGCGAATAACGTCGCATCAGATCGCGGATATCGTCGAAATCCTCAACTACCGCGATCCCTTCATCCTTGGTGAAATTGGCAGGCACAATACCTGCGAAATCACCGCTTGAACAGAACGGTTGCGACTTCACAATCTCCGAAGAAGCCGTAGCGGAAAAATCAGACCAGGACGTAGACCATCGATCAGGACTCACTGGAACCGAATACTGGAAATCGGGACCCACAGTCGCACCAATGACGCAGTAAACCGTTGAATCAGCAGTATTCTCAGACGTACGTACCGGATTAACCATCGAGATGCTGATGACACCGTTACAAAACTGCTCATCTAACGTCGAGATGGAGCTTCCCGACGACATGCCAACAGGACCGCCTGTCGAGCGACACATCGAGTAAGTTTCCCAGGGTACTGCAAAGCGGACCGTAGTGGTACCCTTGATTTTAACGATCATAGTACGGAGATCACCGGAACGTGTACCAGGAGTGGGAACCGCACCACCGCCCGGGTGAATGGCGATTCGCACGCTCGCACTCGTCATGTTCGTACAAACAAAAATAAGCTCGTAAAGCATCGAGCCTCTCCAGTTTTGAAAGAAAAGGCCGTACCACGCAGGTACAGTAGGGCGAAACTGGTACCCGATATTCACACTCCCAGGCGTGGTATACGCTTTGGCGTAACACACCATAGGTGTCACTGGAAAATCCGCCAATAAAGCTCCGGTGCTCTGACTTGAGTTGAAAGAAAACGAGTCAATTAAGAACATTTTCTTTGACAATCCTGAGATCGTTGTTTCCGAATCACGAGTATGAATAAGCGTCGGGTCCATCGCCGTTTTGGCCATTGGTCGCAACGCAAGACGAGTCGCAACATCAAGGCCTTCGATATTTGCCAGATCAGTCGCGGTACGGGGTGCCGTAATTGTTGGAGCCTCAACGGACGTGGGCTTGTCCAAGTCGAGAGCTTGTAGACCGCCTCCGAGGAAAGTAAACGCGTCCGCAGCAACAGCCGTGGCACTCCCGATAGCAGGCCACCGTCTTAACCCGCGCAAAATTGAAGCAGCAGTCTTCGCAACGCCCGACAACACGCGTTTTTCGCTCTTCACCACTGACTCGGCTTGAGCTGTGACAAACGAATACTGGTTCACACTCGCAACGGGATAAGCAGAGCGAGCGGTGTTTTGCATACCGGCAAGCTCCAAATCGACAAATCGTGCCTCAACGGCAATATCGATCGTCGGAGTAGAACCCGACGAAGCGATAACGAGCGGAGTCAACACTCGTGCTACGATGCAACCAATAGCTCCCGGATTCTGCGTGGCAGCAAAATACGCATCCAAATCAATGTAAGGATGTGGGGCACGATATGGCAGCAATATGGTCACAGGTTCAGTCGTGTTAGCCATAAGCAACACCGACGGATTGTTGGCCATAACGTGTAGATTGCCGAACTTTGAAACAAACTCGCCTGTGTCAGCACCAGCCGTTACATTGCACGGATCGTAATACGGGAGCCACGTCAGTATAATACAACCAGCGTGGAAGATCGTTGAGTTTGGTCGAAACGTCACTTCCACTCCCGCGCGCATGTAGCGATAGCCTTGTAAATGATTCTGCACACTCTGCTGGAACATTAACATCTCTGGCGCACGGTAGCACGCAATGCAAGCTCCAATTGCGTCAGCGCCCGACCAAGTAAAGTTATCAACCAAGTAGGTATTGGTAAGAGCCTGGCTCGGCACGATAGGCTCGTACGGATTGGTTGATGACAAGCTCCGTGGTATGGCGATTTCGCTCATTCCAACGGGTAAATCACGATCAACGTGTGTTACGTTGATACTAGTTTCTTCAATAGCGTTTTCGGTATTCATAGGACTTGGAATACTGCGCTTGAAATAGCCCTGGGCTTCAAGAGCAGGGGGACCGACCTTTGAGTCCAACTCTAAAACAGGCAACTCCTGTTGGATTTCTCCTCCTGTTTCCTCACGAGTCCATTGAGTTGTGAGTTGGGTACCCCACATCTGGGGTTTGAATTCAACTGAATTCATATATTCACTAATCGAGTGCCATGACGGCAAACTTTCGAGAATGTTCTGGCATTCTTGCGGATACGCCAGTTGTAAGAGGCGCACGAGCACTAAGCGGACTCGAGCGTATTCACTCTTACCATATTGCGTCATTTCAATCGCGAAACTCCGCATGATTTCACGCACTGCTAGAACCTCACCTAGGTCCTTGTGGTACCAATACAACATTTCGTTCACAACGTCTCTATTTAGAGGGGCATAGAGACGCGCGTCCGCATCGAAAGCAAAACGCCGCTTGTTAAACTCGATATCATGCAAGTCGTGGAATGCACTGGCGGTAGCCACTTTGCGATAATCAGTGTATTCCAAACCCATGCGCGCACACTCTTCTTCCATGGTGCGACAGTTGAAGCGCTCGGCTACTACATCGCTGACGGCAGCCATATTGTCATCTCCAGCCACAGCGAGCTCGACGTGATCATCGAAATCGCAATCGGGACAGCGACGCGTAAAGACGCACTTGAAAATCAGAATGTTGATGAGACAATTCAAGATGGTCGTTAAAGCATGTCCAGAAGCCAGAAGACCAGAAATGATGTACAAGATGCCCATCAGCAAATGCACCGAGTGTGCAGTATCGTAGGCAATGGCATCAATAATTTTAAACAAGCGATTCCAGAGTTCGTCCTCCGCCATTTCGGAGTTGTAATACTCATACTCGGGAGGAAGCAACAACTGGCACTGGTACTCTAACCAGAATATAAAACGCTTCAACGTGTTGCAAAAGTGTATATCAGCGTATGCTAAAAACCAGTTCTTTATGACTTGGAAAGCACCCTGCAGCAGTTCGACACGCAGCGTTTTATCAAAATTGCCGTAGTCACCAGCGAAGATGCGTGGGAAGCGCTTCATCCGCTTGTACAGCGTACGCCAGTCAGGTCCATACGGATTAATCCCAACTTTAGGCGGTGATGTCGCGTTATTACTAACCATTGAAGCAGCAAAGCTAGCAAACAGCTGTCGCATGAACACTTGCACGTGTGCTGGTCCAACAGAAAAGAGACGCGTTTTCCCACTTTCAACTTTCTCTCTCGGACGTCGCTCGTCTTTGAGCGTGTCACAATAGATAGGGTACGCTGGGAGTCCCTGTAAATAGCGTGCGGCAACCTTCCGATATTCTTGCATAAATGGATTGGTGTCTCGGCCCCCGACAAACTCGACAACGTTGCCAGACGGTTTTTCAACGATGTCGAAAAAGCGTCGCTTCCCTTTGCGCTTTCGATCCCCAAAGGCTTTCCAGCGCGTTCCGTATTCGTAGCCCATAGAAGTGCTCAGCTCCATGGAACGAATGTGATGTAAGGAAGGAACCCCAACGATTGCTTCGTCAAGGGTCAAAATCATCGGTCTCACTCCGCTAGCGCGGTCCGGCGGAAACTTAAGGTGCAGACCCTCGACTGCGCGATCAACCTCTTCTTGAGTGAGGTCGCTTTCACGCGGATACATCTTGCTAACGGCTAGTAGCGTCGGGGAAATGGTCTGACCTGATGCGTTTGTAAAACGCCGTAAGTGTGCTGGTGCGAATTTGCTCGGTCCGATAGCTGTTTCACTCGACGGACACAAATCAGGGTGCAATTTAGACTTACGAATCTTCGTGTCCCCCGGCATACCAGGACCTTCGACTGTCCCTAAAACTTCAACTCGTGGGGCCATAGCCCACAACATTCGAACCAACTCAGATTCACCCTGCGCTGAAGACAATTCTTGAACATCATCGACAGCAGACATCTCAGCCGAACCCGCAAACAGTGAAATGTTGTGTCGAGCTATTTCTTGGGTCAAAATAGAACATAATGCAACCGGGCGATTATTTCCTCCGCCAACGTGGAATCCTATAAAACGCCGTGGACAATTGTTCCGACCAATTATGTAAGGCAAGCCGCAGTCCCCGTTGATGGTGGTCAACCCGTGAACTTCCAAGAGCCGTGGTGCCCAAGAGTTGCGATTGGAATCGTACGTCAAGACGCTACCGTCAGCTTCCACATTTCGGACAACGTGGGCTACTCCAACGAACTTAGTCAAAACGAAATCATCGTCAGGTTTGATGAGTGTTACGTTACCGGCAGTCGGCAACAGTTGAGCCACATCATCTTCTGTAACGAGATTACTAATTTTGGAACGTGGTGCCGCGAACGGTTCAAAAGCGCGACCGAACTTCTTAGGGCAATTAGCCAAGTTCCAGAACGCTAGATCATGATCTCGATCGATAACCAAATCCTTCGGCCCAATCATGTCCCGTATTTTGGCTCTAAAAGCGCCATTTATACCGCGCATCTCCAATTCCGCGTCCTGAGCCGGAAAATGCACGTGCCCAGCAACTTCTTGACGCAGAGCCGTAGGCTGTTCAGCAGACATGTCAATTACGTTTTCAAGAAAGTGACACGGGGTAACCATCACACCAGCATGCAACATGTACCCGAACATTATAGAATGGCGTTCGTTCAACGTCACGTTGCCCATTCCGTCATCATCGAGTTCGCTAGCGATCAAAGTGACCCTGACGATATGTCGATTAGTCGGGTCTTGCTGACTGTGTGTAGTCGTCTCAACCTGACTCGCAAAATTAACAGCCGTCGCCGGTTGTTTTGGGACTCGCAACGGCACAGTGGTTCGGGCGGTCCGATGGTCCCCACCGCGATTAGAAACAGACAAACCACTCACCCCTTGAGCGACGTCTGCTCGATTCGCCTTAACGAACTTATACACTTTAATCATCCAGATGACAATAGCGATAGTGAAAGCGGTGGAAGCTCCAGCCGAGATCAGCATCCAAAAGTCTTTACTCTCTAGCAAGGCGACACTTCGTGTCAAAAACCAATCAAGAGCGTCACCCACGTGTTTGGCGAACGAGTTCATCCAACCAAACATCGCTGGACCGCCTGCAGAATCATTGAGCACGCGCCGAACAGCTACTAACAAGTTGACGTCTTTAGCCATCAACGTAGTGGCTCGATCATGTGAAACTTCAAGAACACGTTCATACTCAGAACTAGAAATCATATGCATGCTACTCTGAACGAGAAGCCAAATTCGCTGAGCTATGATCGACTCGTGCAACTGCTGGGAGGCTGCCGGGTATTCGTCAGCGGTCTGTTCCAACGACGTCAAGTACTTGTCTTCGAGTGAAGGTAAAGAAGGAAAACCTGGAAGCGCGCTCGCATGCAAACGCTCATAAACGCCCTTTATTAACTCCCAAGGTGTTTGCGGGATTCCTGTGGACGTAATAGCAATATCCCCGTTTGGTCCCACCTCGCGGAGTTCGTCCTGCTTGAGCAATTCGACCAACTTTGGTTGGGTCATCAAAGCGTCTTTGAACGAGACCCCTATCGTATTTTTCCGCGCCCAATATCCGAAACTGTGCGCTTCAAACACGCCAGCACCGGTGTCTTGGACCTCGGATTGCGGCTTGTTTACGTGTGTAAGAATTCGATCAATAACTTCAGGCTGCATCAACCGCGAAGCGAGTGCACCGCGCTGTGAACGATGAGCGTCCACTAGTCGCGCAACGACTTGCGCCAACGACAGTTCTTCACGAAATTCGAACGTGACGTCGTTGCCCGACGAAACAGGATCGTACCGGTCAAACACCCAAGACGTGTGGATACCGTCCATAATCTGTTCGTCTGTAGGTGCGTCACCCAGAGGGTTCGCAAGGCGCACGCGATATATACCTCCAGCGTTGAAGCGGCGGAAAACAGCTGCGGGCGAAGTAAGTGCAGCGCGCACTGAACTAGGCAACCCTAGGGCTTGATGAACTCTCTCGTCAGCACCAATATTACTGGTAGCAAACAAAAACGGAGAAGTAAACGGTTTACCCTTATCAGCCAGTTCGGCCATAGGCAAATGAAAATCCATAGGATTTACAGACGACAAAACCTCTCGGCCTTCCCGGTACGCTTCCTCCTTGAAATCGCCTGCCAAAAGCTCATCGAAAACGACTACCAATTGCTGGTCATACGACGACCAAAACGGATCGTTCCGATTGCGAGCGTACATCAATTCCGCGGGGCGAGTGTACTTTATATCCAGAGCACGAGCAAGCACAGCGGACAAGAGCATGGCAACAGTCGATTTACCAACGTTGGTTGCACCGCACAATAGCATTGCTACTGGTTGTTGACGGCCACCCACGCCCTCAATGTAATCCTTACACATCTTATGCGCTTCGGTGGTACGACGAGAAGTCTCCGCCCAAAAAAGGCGCAGTTCGGCGTTATGCTCCGTATCGGTTGACATACGTTTGTGTAACGGCAGATATCGGTTGGTATACTCAGACATAAAGTTGCGTGAGGCAACGTGCTTACTCACACCTTTGGCCAAATTGATGTGATACTCGTCCAAAAACTGATTCCACTCCATTACCTCGGAGTATATTTTCATCACGCTATCAGGAAGCCACGGAACTCCGTACATTTTCTTCCAGACAGCATTTACGATCCATTTAATGATCTTATAAATGAGCGTGATAAGATGCTCAGCACTCTTGATCGCTGAAGCGTACAAGTTGAAAGCTTTGAGTCGTTTGGCCATAGGAATAGCGATACCGGCAAAACCCAAGCCAGCAGCACACATGCCAATAAGACTTTCGCCCGCAGCATCCTTTGAGGCGTCTGAATCGCCTTGAGCAAGATACTGGGCAACCATGTCGTCTGAACCAACGTCTTCAGCGGGTGCGAGCTCGTACGTGCGCTTAAAAAGTTTGAAGGCTCCGTAGGACAAGGTCAAGGCTTTGATGGCAGTGCCCGCAAGTCCGTCGCCAATGTTCAGTAAGTGCATGACAGTCGAAACTCGCAGAGGAACTGGCAACGGGGAGGCGGCAATTACGATGGCGTTCGCAATGCGAAGAACAGCAGACATGTACGCAGTCGAGTCGTCCCCAAGATGCGAAAACACACCTTTATAAAGAGAATCCACGATACTCTTATATTGCTCCTGGGCAAGTTCGCCAATACCGCGGAACGCTCCTTTGACTGCCGAAGCAGTAAGCTTCTCCGTGGTACGCTCTTTAACAAGAGTAAACGCTCGGGAAACACTTTGCCCCTGAGCAGTAAAATTTTCAATAGTCAATCGACCAGTACGTTCAAAAATTTTCCTCATACGCTTGCGTAGCTTCTTTTCCTGCTTCGCTGAAGCTCCCAAACGGTCCGTGCGAGGATCATCAAATCGACGGCGCAAGGCACTATAGAGCTTGTCGAAATGGCGGTCGTTCTTTCGTCGCTCCCAAGCTTTTACTTCGCGCTCGTGAAAGGCGAGCATAGTGGGCGAGATAGTACAATCGCGAGGAAGTTGAGGTCGACCATCTCCGTGAGTGCTAACACCGCGCAAATGTTCACGATAATCATCCTCAGTTTCAATGTCGTAAATTTCTCGGCGTTGTGGTTGGCGTGTGCGCGGGAAGCGTGCAGACAAACGAGCGCTTTTCGCGCGGTCCCAACGAGTGGTTTCAGGTGATGGTGGCGGACTAGTGGGCTCATGCTCTAAATCTTGCGTCTGAATATGACGTGGCGACGAAAGATCTAGAGTAGCCGCAAGTCGCGCAGCGGCAATATTTGCAGCTAGTTCGCAAACGTGGTCTGCTCCAATGCAAGAGCAATCATTACCTTGGGCGGAAAGCTCCGATGAAGCAATTTGCGTGTCCGACGAAACGATGTTTCCAAATTCATCCACTTCTTCGAGTAGAGGGCACGAACCAGCGTCAGAATAAACTGAGCAACCGTCATCGAAAACGTCTCCGGCAATTCTTAATACGTTGTACGGACGCTGCGCGTCGATCGCGCGGCGACCCACATCCTTACCGCAATCGCTACAGTGCGGTAAATGATCAGGACACTCACAGTCTTCAACATACGACGGGTCCCAATCAATTCCGTGCCAATCACAATAAGCGCGCGGACGCACTCCGGGAGTATGAGGATAAGTAGGTTCGTTGTCATGATCGAACAACGGATCATTACGCGTAGCACAATCCCAACGGCACTGTTGTTCAGCGACGCGATGGATTTCTGCAATAGAACCATGAGACTGGCTGATAGCGCGCCTAATACAATAATCGCGGCAATCACCATAACCATAAGCTTCTCTAGCTGCTTGTTCTTCAATCTTCAAGTGACGCCGGCTGCATTCGTATTCTTCAATACGTTTGGCATTCAATCTCCAAATTTCTTCAACACGTTCACTCTGGTGGTATAACGATCCCCCGGTATTGCGGGTCCGATCTTCGATCGGTTTGTCCATCCGGTGTTGGATCTCCGAGTTGTTATTGCTTTCGATAGCTTGGAAGGTTTGATTACCCACGCCCCCAGCGTGCACCAAAGAAGTAAGCGAACTCGGAACAAGGTTTACGAGTACAAGAGCTGTTAACACAAGTACAAGTGAAGTTGTGTGGCTCACTTCAGAGAGCTACGTTGACCGTAGTCACCGGTAAAGATTGCATACAGTACGCTACATCAGTACTAACGTAAGGGAGAGTTAAAACTCACAACCCACAGACGCGTCTGTGGCGCGCGAGGCCAGCTAACAAGGCTGCACCTTAAAACTATCTTGTTCTGACGGACGCATTATAAAAACCTGACGGGTGTCCAGCCCTAAGGTCCTTTATAATATTAAAGTAAACATGTATTGAATTTAAAACTAACACAACATTTTAAAACTACTGGCCCAAAAGAAACTTTTATATAAGTGAAAAATTCACGATCTACAACTGTATATCGTTTATTTTCCCCCCTTTTTAT